TAAAAAATAACATGATAATCAAGACAATATATTGTAAAATCATCTAAAATAAAATATATATTTTTTATAATTTCAATTATATTATTATTCATTATATAATGATATACAATATAAATTTTAAGTTATAAATTAAATTAATTTATAATAATTTGACAATAAAATATTAGGTACATAGTGTATTTTTTAAATGTACAATTTTATTGGATTCAGATTTAGAAAGTTCATAAAACTTTTTAACAGAGTAGTCATTAAAAATTTCAAGGTTATCATAAAGTTTTAAATAATAATTTTCAAAATATTTAATAATTTTTGTTGTATTCTTTGTTGAATTATTATCAATAAGTGCATTAGATTTATTTAAATGAAAATAAATATCAATAGAAGAAAGTAAAAATGCTTCTCTAATAATATTATATAATATATTATGTGAAAGATTGTCGAAAATATATTGATTAGATACAAAATTTTTAAGATTATATAAAATTTTATGTATTAAATTAATATCTTTTTTATTATTTTTACTTAAAAATATACACATTTTTTTAATAAATATTTTAAACTCTTTTTGGGGTATATTACATAATACCGAGAATATAGAGCATATATTTAAAATATCTTTATATGAGTCTATTTTATTTGAAGGAAACATACAAAAATTATTATTTATTTCATTTTCAAATATATTATGTACATGAAAATTACAATTATGTGAAAAGTCTAATGAAGAATAGATATTTACATTTAAAGTTTTTGCTGTATTTAAAAGCCATCCATATAATTCTTTAACTTCAATCATGATATATTATATTTTTGATAATTTAAAGGTAAAAAATCAATTTTTTAATTTATTCATAAAATTATTATATTTTTTTTGAAAAGCAATTATTGTATCACTATTTGATTTTAATAATTTACCTATTTTATGTATATTGGTAAGGTCATTTTTTCTAATTTCTCTGTGTATTTCATTATCTTCTGTATTATTTAAGGAAATATCAGTTATGTATAATGAATATTCCAATAATAGTTTTTGTATATCATTATCCAAGTTTTTTTTAGGATGTACAAGGCAAGAAGCGTATTTCATACTATCTAATTGATGATAGAAGTTATGTTCAGCATTTATAGTACAAATGAAATAAACTTTACAAACAGAGATAAACATTTTTTTTAGATATAATGTTAATAGACTATTTCTGAATGGTATATATTTATTTTTTTGGTAATAAGATAATATACATTGTTTTAAGGCAAGCATGTTAAGGTTAATATTTTTTGCTTCATTATTGACAATATTATTATTATTTACATTACCTATTTCTTGTCCAGGCATATCAATAATGTTAAAATTGCCTACAATAGAGTTAATTTTTATAATAAGACATGAACGTGAAGAGATATCATTACTATCAGTTTTATTATTTTTTCTATTTTCGTTAATAATTTTTTCTAGGTCATCAAAAGATTGAAATTGAATTTTTGTTGGATTTTTTACGAGAAGTTTATCATTTTTGAAATATTTTAGTTCATTATTATTATTAAGTACGTCAAAAATAGTATTTTTATATATTTGGAAGCATGTTAATTTGTATGTTATATTTTTGTTAATATAATCATTAATGATTTGTTTTAAAATATTAATCATAGTATAGGTTTTACCAGAACCGCTATAACCAAATAAAATAATATTTTTATCTTTGTAATTGGTACTATTATCATTCATATATGAATAAATATTATCAAAAGACATATTATTGTCCCATACATCATTAAAATTATATTTAAAAGATTTTTTATTATATTTAGTAGATATAACTTTTTTATTTTTAAATTTTTTTACAATAAAGTTAGATTTATTTCTAAATTTACATATTACATCTATGTCCATAGTTAATCAAGTAATAAAAAATTAAATATCTAATAAAAAAAATGAAAATAGTTTATATGAAAAAATAAATATATTATACAAGAGTATGAGTAAATTAATTAAACACCTTAATAATAAAATTTTTATCAGAAAAGAATCAGGTATAAAACTATTTGACGTAAGTTTAAGAGATGGACTACAATCAAAGACAAAAATATATACATTTGATGAGAAGAAGGAATTATTGCATAAAATAATTGATGTACATAAACCAGATAGTATAGAATTGGGTTCTTTAGTGTCAAGTAAGGTATTACCGCAGATGAATCATTCAATTGAGTTGTATGAATATGCTAAGAATTTGAATAATGATATAAAATATTATTTATTGATACCAAATAAGAAGAAATTGGAAATTGCTTTGGATAAGAATGTTGAGAATATGTCATTTATTAGTTCATTTTCGAATAGTTTTCAGGAAAGGAATATAAAAAAGACATTAAAAGAGACAATAACTGAAATAAAGGAAATAGATAAAATTTTGTATGAAAATAATTTAAAGGAGAATAAATTATATTTAAGTTGTTTTAACTATTGTCCATTTGAAGGAGTAATAGATGATATTACAATAATGTTTAATATGTTAGAGTATGTAGATTTAAAAGCATTTAATGAGATATGTTTAAGTGATACAACGGGTAATTTAGTTCATGAAGATTTCAAGAGGTTATTTTTTGAAATGATAAGATTAATAAATGTAAATAAATTATCATTACATTTACATGTAAATAAAGATAATGAAGAAAATGTATTGGAAATATTACAAGATGCCATTAAGTATGATATAACTAAGTTTGATATATCATGTATAGAGGATGGAGGGTGTTCAGTAACAATGGATAAATCTAAGTTAAATTCAAATTTAAGTTATGATATAATGGATAGGTTATTAATTAAATAACAACAAATTCATTGAAAAGTTCATCAATTGTTACAGATTGATTAATACATTTTTTAACATTAATATAAATATCTTTCATAGATATTTGATGTGTCCAATATTTACTAAAACGTCTATCATTGTAGATTCTGAAGATATATTTCATTAATTTAATTTTATACTCATCATTTTCTAATTTATTTTTATAAAAGGTTAATCTATTGTATATTTTGGATAATAAGTTGTCGGATAAGATTTCTTCATTTTCACATAAAATTTTCATAATATTTTTATAAAATAGTATAATAATAAGGGTACCAAGACTATAAATATCATTGGATTTTTCCATTGATTTATTTTCGCTCATATATATTTTTGTACCTCTAGGTTTTTTGTTGTTAAGTAATTTTAATATTTTAGGGTCAAACTCTGAAAATTCATTTGGTAAAACATCAAATAATGAAACATCAAAATCGATTAATTTTATTTTTTTAATATTAAAATCAGTATTAATTTTGACAATAATATTTTCTAATTTTATGTCGGCATAAATAATATTTAAGTTATGAAGATAGTAAATTATTTTGATAAGGAATTGAAGAATTAAAATAATTTGGAAATCATCAACTGGTGTTTTTCTTTTTTTCATAAATTGGTAAAGATCGCAGTCATATTTTTCTATAATGTAGAAATAAGAATTATTTTTGTTAATAAAAAAGTATTCAGGGTATAAAATGAAGTCATATAAATGATTATGTTTGGAAAGGTATTTATTAATTAGAATTTCCATAAATGATTTATTGGGTTGAAATTTAACAATATAATCTTTTTGAATATTTTTATCACAAGCTTCAAATAGGAATCCTCTTTTCAACATTTTTTTAGTTTTTTTGTAATAGATATAGTTAAATTTTTCTAGAAAGTTTATAATGGTGCTGTAAGAGTCAAAAACATCAAAAACGTCAAAAAATATAATTTTGGGAGAAAATAGGAATGAATTTTTAAAATTAATGGAGTGTATTAATTTTTCAAGATTATTTTTTTTTGATTTTTTATTGTTAATGATACTATAAAAATCTAGATATTGAAATTTATTAATATTTAATAAAATATTTTCAATTTTGTTGTTAAGAGAGTCGTAATTGATATTTAGATAAGTTTTATAGGAGTCAATAATAAGGTTTAAAGTGGTAACATTATGGTGATTTAATAAGTCAATTTTTTGATTAATACTTTTTTCAAGTTTTTTTTTATTTTGTAATAAATGTTTTGATTTATTAATTTTAATCATAATTGCTTTAGATTTATTAACTAAGTTTTTATATTTGTTAATAGTTTTCAAATCATCTTTAAGATGAATAAGAATATCTTCTTCATCTTCAATTTTATTATCTAAAATTAAATTTTCAATGTTATTATATTTTTCAAAATACTTTTCAACATCTTCCATCTATAATTAGATATACAAAAAACTTTATATATATACGAATACAAAAAAATACAAATAATTACCAATTTGTATCTTTTTTACCCCCATCATACCATTTTCCGTGCCCTTCTTCTACCATAATTTCATTGATGGATTTTTCATTAACATTATTCCATGCTTTAATTAGAATACGTCCATATTTATCGAATTTAAGACATTGAATTTTTATTAATTTAGAAGGGTGAGCTTCAACTAATTCAATCATTCGTTGTTTAGCTGCGTAAGCTAGTTCTTTTTCTTTAAGTCTATTAGGATTTTTTTTAGAGGGTCTCATTTCTGGAGTATCATATCCATAGCATCTACATCTATATTTAATTAATTCACCTTTGAAGTCGAAAATTACACTAAAAGTATCACCATCATAAACATTACAAGGTTTAGCGATATATGTTTGATTATCAAAGTTAAAATAGGGTACATCTTTATGTGTTTTAATATTTACTAATTTATTATTTAAATTTGTAATTTCAGTTTCAAGGTCCATATAATATAGACAAATAAAAAAAATTGATACACAAGCTTAAAAATAGAGAGTTTATTACTATGAGTAGTCAGAAGAGAAGTGATTCGTATAAGAGATTACCTTGTAAAGGTTTAATACGTGATGGTTATTGCCCGTATAAGAACAGGTGTCAATATATTCATGAAGAAGAATTTAAGATAGATATTATTTTACCAAAGAAAAAACAAAACAATATTGAAGAGTCTGATTTATTTTATTATCCGCCACAAAAAGAGAAAAGTAAAAAATATGAAATATTGTGGGATAAAATTAAAATGAATAGATTGCCGATTTTAGAGGAATTATCTAAAGGTAAAAGTATTCAAGATTATATTGTGCCGTCAAAATTAGAAATGGATGGTAGAAATAAAAAAGAAAATACATATAAGTTATTAGAAAGGGATTTAAGAACATCATGTATGTACAATAATTTAAAAAGGTTTATTGTCGAACAACGGAAGAATGAAAAAGTATCTAATAGAAGGACAAATAAATTTGATAAAATAAGAGAAAAAACGAAAAGTCCAGAATGTGTAGCAGATTTATACAAATAGTAAAATACAGAAGATTAAATAGTAATTATAAGTTCTCATTTTTCTTTTCGGTTGGTGTAAATGTTATAGGCTACAATAACATACTTACATGTGTTGGATTTACTAGTAAATTTTATCTATAGCAAATAGTTATACTATATTTAGATAAATTCTTTCCAAAAGTCTTTTTTAAAATATTTAAACATTCTCCAGTCTGTTTGAAACGTACTCCATTTTGTATATTTTAAAATATCTTTAAAACTATCACTATTAATTGCTTTACATATATTATTACCTTCTTCTTTACTTTTAATTTCTAAT